CCTTGTAACGGGCTAGAGCGGTCGGGCAGAACTCAACTAACTCCGAGGTCGAGAGTGCCACGTCCGGCCGCGCTTTGAGGCAATCTGCGGCCTCTGTGGCGATTGCGCGCCGCATGCTCTCCGCTAGGGCGCCACGGACACCGCCGTTCACATCGACTTTCCGATGCGGGGCATCGCCGTCGGCGAGGATCTCGCGCGACGGATTGCGCTCGCCCTGCACGTACGGTTTGCTAGGCCGTGGCGCGTCGCGAACGACCATGCGCGGCGTGAGGATCGACGTATCCATATCGTCGAGCGTGCGCCGCAGATCGATGATTGTGGCCGTAAGCATTTCGCTCGCGGCCTCGATCTCTGTCAGTCGCAGGCGGATGGCCGCTTTGTCAGCCTTCTTCATGCTTCGCGCCCAATCAATTCGGCGGGAAGGTCGATCCAGAACGTGAACGGCTCGGGCGCGATGTCGCTATTATCGAACTCGCTATTATCGAACTCGCGAATAAAGTCGGTCACGGTGAACGGAAAGTTGATCTCCACGAGCGGGCGCCCGTGTCCGAGATTGATGGACACGTTCTCCGTGGTTACGCTGATGTCGTCGGCCGAAATGTTCAACGCGCGGCGGATCGATAGCGCGACCGGGCACTCGCATCCATCGTTCCGTTGACCGGAAGCGATGTCGTCACGCGTGACGTGAAACTCTTTGGTCATGCGTTCTCCTTTGGGCAGAACGGCGCGTGTGGATCGTTGCCAACGAGATCCGCGCCGCACGCGATGCAGAACCGACCGGGATCCCGGTCGCCCCAACGCATGCCGGAAGTGGTTCCGTGGACGTTGCCGTTCACGTCACCTTCGCGATGATCGTCGCACGTTACCGTGCGGTCAACGGGGCACGTGTCGTTGCACTCGACGTACTTAATTATCACCATGCCCGTGACGGGTTCGATGCGCGCGGCAATCGTCGGGCCGATTTTACGAACGCAATCGCGAAGCACTTGACGCTTCTGCAACGACGAGAGTTCGCCAAAGGTGGCGACGCCGTAGAGTTCCATAAAACTAGCCACGGCGCGCACCCGCGTACTTCTGCGACGCGTTACGCGCCGCCGTAAGGGTGGCGTAGCCATTGCGATTATTCGCAGGGCTATTGAACCCGCAGTGGCCCATCGTGATGTAGAAGCGCCCCGTCGGCGCCATTTCGGCGATGTCGGGGCACTCCGCGTCGCGGCATTCCATGCGCTCGGCGCACATCGAGAAGAGGTGTTCGGGAATCGACGGGTGACGCGTGAATGCCATTAGCGCGCACCGCCCAGGGCGAGGGTCTGCTCGAAGAGCGAACGCAGACGGGCGGCGAGATCCGCCGGGATGACGAGGGTCGTCGGCGATTGCACGACGTGGAACGAGCCCACGCGCACGATGCGCGAGTCGAGCCCGACGTTCGCGAGGAACGCGACCGCGCTTTGCGCGGTGGTGAGGGACATCCAGCGACCGAGTACCATGTGAGAGATCTCCGTTTCTGCGGCTCGTGGCCGCGAAGGGGGTTAGGTGATGTGTTATTCAACCACGTCGCGCAGAGTATGTCAACACTCCGTGCGAAAGTTTTTTAACCGTGGTAGTTGCGATGGCATTGCATGTTGCAGAAGCGATGCTCGCGCTCGGCGTCGGAGCGGCGTGGCACGCGCGCTCGAATCGAATCGCTTTGCCACAGGTAGACGAATAGGACGCGCCGCACGTCGCCGCACCACGCGCACGTTTGACCCTTACGGGCGAACGAGAAGCGTGCGTATTGTCCCCAAGCGAACGGGTCGCGCGCGACGTACGCGGTTGCTAAATCGCTCATGCGGCCGACTTCTTCGGCGTGCCCGACTTGGTGAGCGTGTCCTGCAACGCGAGCGCATCGGCCGTGACGGCCGCGATAGTTTCACGATCCCACAGTTTGCGGACCGACTTCTCGGGCGGCGCGATGCTCGTCATCGTTTCGCCATTGGACAGGCGCAACTCGACAGGGATGCCCATGCAGGGCGTGTAGATCCACTCGCCGTCTTTCATCGTGCCCGTGCTACCGTACTGATACAGTTCGCCGATGCTGATGACTTCGGCCGTCGTGCCGTACGAGTCGCCGCCGAGCGATTGGCGGATCTTGTCGCCGACAACGAGTTCGCCAATCGTGACCGTCAACTTTGCGTTATAGAACGCGTTCGCCGCCGCGCCGCGCTTCGTAAGGCGCTTGCCGCGACCGCCGCAACCGTAGCACACGGTGCCGTGGCGTTGGTTGTACGAGTGGTTCCCGGATCCTTGGCAACGTCCGCACGTTTCGTTCTCAAACAGGAGTTCCTTAGCCATTTTCGATCTTCGTTTCTGCGACTCTCGTCGCGACAGGCGATGTGCTATGTAAGCACGTCGCGCAGATAATGTCAACAATCAGTGCGAAACTAAACTGCTCGTTGAACGACAGCCTTGCGCGGGTTATTCGGATTCGCCGCGTTGACGGCTTTCGCAAACGCATTCGCGCGGCTCTTGGCTTTTTCGCCCGAAAATGTCGGTGAGTTGGCGACGCGCACGAAACGTTCATTCGAATCGCTATATGCTTCGTTGCGGACGACTTCATAATCCATCTTCGATCTTCGTTTCTGCGGCGCAGTGGCCGCGACGGGTGATGTGCTATTTAAGCACGTCGCGCAGATAATGTCAACGGTCCGTGCGATGACTTGCATCACACGGACCGCGTGCGATTAGAATCCCGCTTCGCGTTCCTTGACGAGAAGCGTGCCCTCCCATATCCCGGTCCCGAACTCGAACGGGATCTGCGCGTCGTCGAGTGCCGCCGCGATGAGCGCGAGCATCTCGGTCGTGTCGGCCTCGCGGCGACCCGTGACGATGCCATCGCACGCGGAGTACGCGCCGACGCGAATCGTGCGCGGCTCGTTGCCCCAAAACGGTTGGATCGTTTCGATGGTGAAACCCGTGTGGTGGTGCGTCATGTACGCATTCCGGCCGGAGCCCATTTTGACGCGCTTGGAGCGCGGCATCCCAGCCTTGGCGAGCACCGCGCCGACGCGTTGGTACGTGATGGACTGCGGGACGACTTCGCACCCGTTGCAGAAGAATGTGCCGTCATCTTTGGTGTGGCCGGGGCAGTCGATTTCGAGCGACTTAGTTGCCATTAGCGGGCACCGCCGATGACCGTGACGCCGAGGTCGCGTTCCATCTTCTCGGCAACGGCGCGCATGATATAGATCGTCACGGCGTCGTCGGTGATGAGGAACGATGGGTTCTGTTGCGCGAGGTGCTCCGCAACGTTGCGCTTGGTGCTGGTGAGGCCGTAAGATTTTGCCATGATTTCGATCTTCGTTTCTGCGGCGTGGCCGCGACTTGGTGTGAGAGTATTTAAGCACGTCGCGCTTAGAATGTCAACACCCCGTGCGATGATTGACATCACACGGGGCGCTAGCGTGGTTTGCTACCCGTTTATTTGACGGCGCCGAGCATCTTTCCGGCGGTGGTTTCGAGCGCGATGCGCGTATCGAGCGACAAGCCTTGCGCGAGTGCGGTCACGGTGTTGATGTAGTCCCACGCGCTCGATGCGCCTTCGGCCTGGGCCTCTTGGAGCACGCGCGGGATCATCGACTTGGGCAGGCCGTGGCGCACGGAGTTTTCGAGGTACTCCTGGCCGTCCTGGATCTTGTGAGCCGATACGCGGGCCACTCGATCCGTCAGTGCCGGGATGTTTTTCACGATGTCAAACATCGCGTCGTCGAGGTTCGCGAACACGGCTTGCGCGGCCGAGCCCGAGTGACGTTGGCGCATCGCGAGGAGCACATCCTCGGAGATCCCGGCGAGTTTGGTCGGCATGATGATGCCATTCCAGCACGTGACGCGGAACAGGGTCGGCGCCCATGCGAGAGCGGAGGTTCCGACTTCTGAGTTACGGAGTTGCACGCCCGGCACGAGCGAATCGCGGCCGACGGTTTGCGTCAGATCCGGGAAGAGCACGCGGCCGTGGAAGAGCGACTCGCCGAGGTTCAGATACGCGGCCATCGCGTGATGCTTGCCGAAGAGTTCGCGTGTCGCTTCGAGCACTTCGATGTTGTCGGCGATGGCGTACTTCTCCGAAAGGAGCGCGCGGACGCGTCCATCGTAGTCGAGGCGAACGAACGACTTCTTCGACGTGTTGCGGAGCGAATCGCCCGCGACCGTGAACTCGTTGGAGTGCTCTTGCACGATGCGGAGTTTGAGATCCGACGAGCACTCGGAGAAGAACTTCGCCGGGACGTGCATACGTGCCGCGAATTGCGCTTCCGCCGTGTCGTTGAACGTGCGGATGTTCTGGAACGTCTCGATCTCCGAGGAGAATAAGCCGATGCGCTTGGCATCCACCGACACGACGCGCAATGCGGCGAGATCGAAGGTGCCGTCGATGCGCTTCTGGTTGCGCTCGTGCTCCGTCGCGATGAGATCATCGATGGAGAGTTTGGCTTTGTAGTTCGGGACGGGTGCGTTTTTGCCATCCGCACTTGCGGCCATCACGACGACGCGACGCGCGAGTTTGTCTTGCGGTAGGCCATCGAATTGCGCCGTGAGGCGTTCGAGGGTATCGATCATTCTGGAACGGGATCCTTTCCGGTGCGCCGCACAAAATCGGACGGCGTTCCGCTACTCTACCACTGTCGCGCGCAAAATGTCAACTATCCGTGCGATATTGTAGAATCGTTCCTAGTGTGAGGGTCGGATGGCGCGCTCACCGAATGGGCGGAGATGCAGTTCGAGCCCCTCCCGGCCGCGACGCCGCGTCGTGCGCCGGGCCTCGTGCCGATTCCGCGAGGCTTAGATCTCCGGAAGTTTGGCGACGTACTGTCGAAAATGGCGGGGCCGTCGCTCACGCGCGACCTCGAACCGCGCAAGGGCGCAACGTCGCGCGGCATGCTCCCACTGCAACGCCTGCAACAATCCGGGCTCGCCGAGAAACCCGCGAACCGTGGATCGACCACGAACTTCCTCGCGCTCCGGCAACTCGCGAACCGCGACGACATCATCTTCGCCATTCGCTCGACGATCAAACGCGCTATTGGCGAGATGAAGTGGAGCGTCGCGCCGGATCTCGATGCCATTAAGGCCGACCTAAAGCGATGGGAAACCGTCGTGCTCGTCAACCTCGCGCTTCCCGGCTTCGATCTGCAATTCGCGCCGCAAGTGATGTCGCTCGACATTTACAACAAGGCCACGGGCGCTCTTAAAGACGTACTGCGCGAAGTCATCAGTGGCGGCGACGACCCGGCAACCTCGCCGAAGATCCGCAACTTTTTTGAGAATGTGGTCGCCGCGCACGAGGCCATCGCGCTTTCGCACGTCGGCGCGGTCGAGAAGATCTTTCGCCAACCAAACTCGACGCAAAAGACGTTTCGCGAGTTGATGGATCTCGTCGTCGATGATCTCACCCTTTACGACGCGGGCGTGATTGTCAAGAACGCTACGATGGACGGCGAACTCGGAGAGATCTATCACCTTCCGGGAGATCAGATACGTCCGTATCGCGCCAAAGATCGACAGGTCCCCGAGCCTCCGAACATCGCATACGATTGGGTTGTCGATTCCATCACGAAAGCGTACTTCAACAACGCCGAGTTAATTTATACGATGGCGAACCCGCAGGAAAGCGGATACGGGTTTTCTCCGTGCGAGGCGATTATCGATCAAATGGTTGGCGCGGTGTACGGCGACGCGTATCTTATCGATACGTTTATTAACAACAATATGCCGTACTTTGTTTTCGATTGCGGCCCTTCGGTGCAAGAAGGCGACCGACGCGCCATCGAAAAGGCGTGGGATCAACGCGTCTCTAGCGGCTCGCATCGCGGCATCTTCGTCGCCAATGCCGAAGGCGTGAAAGGCTTCATGCCCGTCCCGACGCCAAACGACAAGGACGATTCAACCATCACGAAATTGAAGTTTTGGGCGAATCGGAAGTGCGCGGTGTACGGTTTGTCGTTGAACGACATCGGATTCACCGAAGATCTGCACCGCACTACGGCGGATACGCAACAGGACATGACGCAAACGCGCGGCATCGATTCGTTCGCGGTCGTGCTCGAAGAGAAGTTTAACAACGAAATCGTTCAAGGCTTCATGTGGGTACGCGACGATCCGGAAAACACGAACTCGCTCGCGGGCATGATGAAGCGATGCTTCCCGTTTAACGATGTCCGCATGTCGTTCGAGCGCGGTACGAAGCAAGACCGCATGGAGAAGGGCGAGGCCATGTTACCGTTCGTCAAGGGCGGCGTATGGTCGATCAACGAGATGCGGAAAGAGATGGACGAGCCTCCGGTCCCCGGCGGCGACGTGCATGTCGTGTTCGACGGCGGCTCGCCGATTCGCGTCGAGGATCTGCCAAACATCCCGGCGCCACAGGATCCGTCGGCGCAAGGCGCTCCCGGTGCGCCCGGCGGTCCCGACGAAGAGGCACCCGGCGCGAAGGGCCTGGAAGATCCGAATAAGCCTGCGGGTACGCCCGGCCCCGAGCCGCAACCGCCGCAGGGTGAAAAACCCAACGAAGGCGACCAGAACGACACCGAGAAAATGGACAGTATAGAGCGCGTCGCCGACTCGCTTCGCAAACTCGTCATATCTTAGGGAGATAGACATGGCCGACGCGTATTCGCTAAACCTCACCACGGGCGCACTGATGAAAAACGGCACGGCGCTCGCCAATCTTCTCGAAGTGAAGTGCTCACTAAACTTCGATTTTGCGCCCGGCCCGGCCGAAGGCCCGGCCCCGCAGTACGGCTTCTACATCGAGGCGCGGATCCACGACACCGCCGCCGATGCGCGCATCCTGGCGCAAGGCCCGGCGGGATTGCTCGGATCCAACGTTGCCGCGTTCGCCGGAACGCCATCGCGTTATCGCTTGCGCTCCAAGACGGGCGACACGCTCACGCTCACCAACCCTCCGGCGAGTATCACGGCCGCACCGCTCGAAGGCGCGTCCGTAGACGGCTTCGCGCCTTAGTACGATGCACCGCCTCGACGCGGTGCTCGACGCGCACTACTCCCTAGCGATGATGAAAATGCGGGCCTCGCGCGTATCCACGCGTGAGGTCATTCGCGTTCTCCAAGACGAATGGGGCTACCCCGAGATCGACGACATCCGCAAGTCGGAGACGGGCAAGCGCGCAGGCGACCACGGGCTATCGGAAATTGCCCGGCAAGAGAAAGCGTTCTACGACGCGCTCACCGCCGGAGAAAAGGCCGCGTACGAATCGATCAAAACGATGGTCGATGAAATGTACGAAAAGGGCATCGTGTTCGACGAGTTTGATCCGTTTATGATCGATTCGACTGTCGATGATTGGAAGGCGAAGGCGCTCATGGAGTTGGCGCTTCATCCGTCGCGCGCGTATATGCTTGGGCAAATGCTTGCTAGTGAACGGCTAAAGAGCCCGCTTCATCGACCGATGATGCCAACCGATGCGCGTGCCATCGGCTTCTTGAATCACTATGCGTTCAACGAAATCCACAGTTCGTTCGATGCGTTGAAGAACGACCTACGCGCGGCGCTCATCTTGGGCATCGAAGGCGGAAAGAATCCGCGAGAGGTGGCGCGCGGCATCGCCAACGCAATGAAAGACTACTCGACGCAGTGGGATGTCGTCGCAATCACGGAAACCGCCCGCGCGGAGTCGCAGGGTCGCCTACGCGAGTTGCAAGACGCGGGCGAGACGCAGTGCATCGGATCAACGGCGCACGATGCGCTCGCGTGCGACGATTGCTTGCGCCTCATCAACGATAAGGTTTACAAAGTCGATGAGGTGCTAAAGAACAATAACTACGGCGTGAAGCGCGCGAATTGGAAGCCGTGCATACCACTGCATCCGCGATGCCGTTGCGTTTGGCTTCCTTACATGCCGTACGAGATCCGGGACGATCAACGATGACCGTCGCGGATCTCATCAAGGTCAAGGACGATTCCGGTCACGAGCACGGCGAGGATGGACGCTTTGTCGGAACGGGCGCGTCGCAAACCATTGCTCCGAGTAGCCATCAAAATGCGGAGTACGATGGCGCTCGCGCCGCATTCGCTTCTGGAAACTACGCAAAAGCGGCGCGCGAACTCGCATCGGCGCAAAAAGCGAAACCTACCACGCGCCCGTCGTTTGAAATGGGATTTAACTTCGGCATGGTTGGGAACCACGTCGTAAGTCATTCTCAAAGTGTTGGAACAATCTCAAAGGACGAATCCGGATACGTCGGCACGTCAAGCGACGGAGTTCGAACCCCGCCGCAAAAATCTAAAGGCGCGGCGCAACTTGCATTGCTCGCGCATGCGATAAATACCGGAAAGACCGCCGTCCGTGGAAAGTTGCATCAAATGTGGGACGAAGTTGGTCCGGATGTCTTGCAAATGGATGACAACAAAAAGTTATCCGATGATGAGATGGAATCGCACCTAAGTACGCTCGCCGAGTTGCACGGTGTGGATCCGCCGAAGGTAGCGTGGAGCGACTTTGGGCGTGATGACGTTTTCGGCAATAGTCGTGGAGACACGATCAACTTGAACACTGCGGCCAAAAAGCCGCCGAATACTTACGAGACGCTGACGCATGAGTTTTCGCACTACCTTCATACGAAGCGAGCCGAAGGCGGAGATGACGACGCCAAAGAAAGGGCGCACCAGGAAAATCATCGTCACGAGCAAGGTTTTTGGAGCCGTTACGGACAGGTGCAAACGGCTCTTTTGCGTCATCAAGGCGACAAGGGTTATAGAACATGACGAAGCACATGCGCGCGTATAGGGATGTCGTCGCCGCCGATGGCGACGTGTCACGAGCGGAGGAAATAGCGGAACGCTATAATCTTTCGAGCGATTATGTAAAAAATTGGATTGTTAGGGAGAAGCGAGATGCTTTGCTCCAACGTCCTACGCGGTAGCCGTCCGTATTCAAAGTACGGTGCGCGCGGCTTAAAAAAGGTCGTCGATTCGAGCGGTCACGAGCACGCGTCCGATGGTAAGTTTACGTCTATTGGTGGAGCAAGTTCTGCTAAAGCATCCGTGGAGCACAACGAAAAAACCGGACGTTCTACGCTTCGCCTAAAAAGTGGCAACGAAGATATTGGCGGCGCGACCTACAAAATTAGGGGCAACGTTGCGTCTATTGGTCAGACATGGGTGGGTGACGGCAAGTCGTGGACGAGTCCGCTTCAAGGAAAGGGCTACGGCGCGAAACTTTACGCGGCATTGCGCGACGAGTTTTCCGACAAGGGCGTACAAAAAGTTCACTCAGAGATTATCGAGCCACGAGCATTGCATCTCGCTTTCAAAACGTGGGGAGAGGCAAAGACTTCCGATGGTAAATCGGTAACGGAGGACGAGGCAAAGCGATTATTTAGCGACAACGATAACGAGATCGTTCTCGATTTTGCGATGCCGAACAACGTAAAAAAGGTTGTCGATGCGAGCGGTCACGAGCATGCGGCCGACGGAAAGTTCGGATCCGGCGGAGCGTCGTCGAGCAAGGGTGATGACAAGCCGAAGTCTGCAAAGGAGTCGCTCCGCGCTTATACGTGGAGTGAGGGTGGGGACAAGATCTCCGCCGAGCACATCAAGGAATTGTCGGATGAGACGCAAGCCTACTTCGACAACGGCGGCGAGGTGCCGACCACGGTGTATCGCGGCATACCGCACGCCGCGTGGGACGCGCTCGCAAACAAGAAGGGCGAGACGGTTCATTTCCGCACGTTGATGTCAACGTCGGGCGGCATTGGGGTCGCGCAACAGTTCGCCGGAAAGCGCGACGATGAGACGTACACGTACCTCCAATTCTTGATGCCTCCGAAGGATCGATTCGTAGCGGGCAACGAGGTGCCGGGACAGAGTAGCGTTTTCCAGGACGAGCAGGAGTGGATACTTCGCGGCGATATGCCGTGGAAGGTTATCGGCGCGTTCGAAACCGGAGACGAAGGGCACCGCGTGATTCGCTTAAAGGCGGCGGAGCCTGATGCCGTCGGTAAGGCATCGTCGTTCGTCGATCTTCGCAAGGTTCAAAACGCGGCATTAGGCATCAAAGATAAAATGGCGACCGCTTCGAATCTTGCGAAGGTGAAGGACGAGACGGGCCACGAGCACGGCGCCGACGGAAAGTTTTCGTCCGGTGGTGGCGGCGGCGCGTCCGAGGCAAAGACTAGGCCCGAGAAGATCAACGCGCTCGCGCGCAAGTTGCTCGACGAAGGCGATAAGGTCCACGTTAAACAACGCGGCGGCGACGGCTATCACGCGAAGGTCAACCACGCGTCTCCGCTCCGTCATCTTTCGGCGTACATGAAGCAGAACGGACTCGGCGCGAGCCCGAAGGCGGGCAAAGAGTTGCGCTCCGCCATCGCGCGCCACATCGTTGCGGACTACCGCGCGAAGCAGGCCGAGAGGAGTCCGACGGTATCGCACGAGGCGCTCTCCGAAATGTCGAAGCGGCGCGTGCGGAAGTTCAAGAACCCGAGCGCGCAACTCGCGCTCGCGACGCCCGCGCCCGGCGATGCGGTCGCCGTACACCCCAAGATCAACGAGCACGGTGTGATGCTAGGGGAAGGCGACGTAGGCCGCCTCCTGCGCCACTACAAAGACAACCAGGGCAATCTCATCGGTGAGTACCACTCGACGAACGCCATGCAGATCCGTCACTCCCCGGCGAGCAATATGTCGCGGCTCATGGAGGACAACGGAGCCGACGAGAGCGCGCATCCGAACATCAAGATCGTTCCGCTCACCATCGGCGATACGTCGCACACCGGAACGTCGCTTATCTTCCACCACGGCAACGTGCAGGGAACCATCGAGCCGTCGCGCGTTGCGGGCAAGAACGTTTATACCGTGTCGTCCGGATCGATTGGTCCGGATCTGCACTTCCTCGACCGCGCAAACGCACTGCATACGGTTCATAACCACTTTGAGCCGCCACCGCCGTACGTCGGATCCAACGCACCCGAGATCAAAAAGTTCTCGACCGTCGCAGATCTGCTAAAAGTCAAAGACGCGTCGGGTCACGAGCATGCCGCCGACGGAAAGTTTGGATCCGGTGGAGCGTCGGATGGCGACGATGACGGCAAAGATACGCGCGACCCTAGCCTTCGCCATGTGCCGAAAAAAGTGGCATCGGCTTTTGAAGCGTTGGGATTCGCGCAACGCGGTGCGCCCGAAAAGGCGATGATTGCGTGCCAGCACTACCTCGGCGGCGGTGAACTAAATTATGTCATAGAGCACGTCGGAGATCTGACGCATCGCATGACGCAAATGTCCCTCGGCGCCGACGTAAACCAAGAGCAAGTAAGTGACAAGGTTGGCAAGACGTTGCGCGCTTTGAAGTCGCCGTACGGATTCCAGCGCGAGGTTGACGGAAGCATTAAATCGACCGCAGAGTATAACGGCGTCGATGAAAGCGACTATCGCGATGGATTGAAGCCATTGCTCGATAAGTACGCAGAAGAGCACGCGAAACTTCCGGTGTATAACGAGGCGCAAGAACTCGCGCGCGACGCCGCCGTGGCGCTCGGGCGTCAGCAGTGGCGCACGGCTACGGCGAAACTAGAGGCGCTCGACAAAATAGCAAATGGAACGCCCGAAGAGTGGAGTAAAGCCGCGTACGCGTACAAGGCAGGCAAGGACGGTATGCCCGTTCCGCTCGGCGAAGAATCGCGCGAGGTGGCATCGTGACCGTCGCGGATCTTTTGCCTTTGAAAACCGTCGATGATCTGTTGAAGGTCAAAGATGCGAGCGGACACGAGCACGGCTCGGATGGTCGATTCGGATCCGGCGGTGGTGCGAGCGCGCAAGTCGGCGGCAACCCGAAGAAAGAGAATCATCGCATCAAGGCGCTACGAAGTGATGGGCGCGTCAAAGATGCCGATGGCAAAAAGCCGTGTGCGGAGTGCTCCGACTTTGCCGAGGTGCAGGACGGCTATCGTAAGGCCGCTCCGGGAAAGTACCAACTCGACGGCGGCGCGCACTACTGCGGCTCTCACGTCGTGCGCGCGGCCGAGGGCCGTGAGGTTACGTTTAACCCCGACACGGGGCAGTATCGCCGCGCGAGCGCGGATCGTAGCGAAGGCAAACCCGCAAAGCCGAAGGATCCCAATCACATTAAGGTCCCCAAAGAGCCGGAGAAGTGCCACGGCACGTACTTCGAGGGACGCTTGTGTTCGACGCACGGCGGCTCGACCAAAGGCTCCGGTTCGCCCGGCAACTGCACGACGTACCAAAAGAAAGTGCGCGAGCGCGAAGAGAAACTCGCCGAACGCGCGCGAGCGATGTCGGGCACCACGAAGGCCGTGCGCGCCGTCGATCTGTTGAAGATCAAAGACGACGAAGGCCACAATCACGGCGACGATGGCAAGTTTACGTCGGGTAGCGGCGGCGGCAAAAAGGTGAAGCCGGACAAGGCCGACGCGTATGATGCGTTCGACGATGCGATGCGCTCGACGCATAACGAAACCATCGAAGATGAGCCGAAGCCGAAGCCGAAAAAGACGAAACCGAAGGTTGACGTTGATCCGTTGATCCGTGAGCCAAAAGGTTTCAAGATTGCGGCGAAGTGGA